GTCGGGTGCTGGGTCGGGTGGGAAACCGGGACCCGGAATCATCGGAGGTGGAACAAACGGGGGATCGGGTTCAGGTGCTGGGTCGGGTGCACCGGGAAACGGCTTGTCCCCCGGTGGAACAAACGGGGGATCGGGTTCAGGTGCTGGGTCGGGTGCACCGGGAAACGGCTTGTCCCCCGGTGGAACAAACGGTTCGTCAGGTACCGGGTCGGGGTCAGGCGCACCGGGATACGGCTTGTTCGGTGGCTGAACAAACTCGGGAACATCGACGTTGATGGTCGGATCAAAGTTGATGGTCGTGTTGGTGGGGCCGTACTGCTGGCCGGCCCGGTTGAGGGCATCGGACCCGGTTCTTGGAATACTGGGATCAGCCGTGGCGAGCATTTCGTTGAGTTGTTCAGCCTGAGCCTTGGTCATCCCACGCAACATGGGAGCCCACTGGGCCATCGCGTCGTTGGTGGCCTCCACTTCGGCTAGTCCACCCCACGACCTCGCGCGATCTATCGCCCCTTCGTCATAAGCAAGTTGTGCGTCGAGAGTGGTCTGCCACTGATCCAGAGCCGCTTGTTCATTCGCTTCGGATACTTCCACCCCGGCCCGTCGAGCCAAGTTGGCTTCCAGAGCGCGTTCGACTGCTAGATCCCGCAGCGTGTCCTCAACATCGACCCGTTCCCCAGCGATGCCGATGGACGACTCGGAGATGGCAAGAGCCTTCAACGTGATCCCGATGTCGGCCTTGTCGTATCCGATCTCCTCCAACCGGATCTCTACTTCAGACCGGTCGATGCCAAGGTTCGCTAGTTCGCGGCCCTTGTCAGCGATCTGCCGTTGGACGTTGAGCCTGTCTGTGTCAAGTTTGCTGATAGCGCCCGTTACATCCGACTTGGAACGTCCGAGACGATCAGCGAGGAACCCAACCTCCTCGTAATCCAAGTTGAGTCGACGGAGGTTCTGGTCAAGGTCGACCGCAGCGCGGTCCTTCTCAGCCTGCAACTCGGCCAACTGGTAGGTGTCTCCAGCCAACAGGGCTTGCATGTCGAGATCCAAACCGCTGCTCTGCAACGCGATCTCATCCAACGCCAGTTGTTTACCCAACTCGATGTCAGCGACATCCTCCCGGATGCCAGTGGTGAACGATGCGCCACGCGAATACGAGTCGCGTAGCGCCGCCCGTTCCGCCCTCTCAGCCTGTAACTCGGTGGCTTGAATATCAAGGTCAGCCTTGTCTTGACCCAACCCGATGCGTGACTTGCCGACAGCGGTTTGTTCTCCGAGCAGCGTCTCGCGTGCAGCCCGCAGCGTTTCAGCGATCGTGTCAACACCAGCGAGGTCTGTTTTCTGGAGTCCGATCTCGACCTTCTGGGAATCCGTCATGGAAATCTGGTCGCTGAGCGTTTCGATCTCTCGGTCCAACTGGGATTCAGACAAGTCAACGTCGGTGAGAACCTGATTCAGGTACTTTGTGGCGTCAGCGACACCGGCCTCTGCGAGGTCGATGCGACCCGGTGTCTTCACCATCCCGTAATCGGGTGCGTCGGGATCGAACCCGCCCGCACCGGGCGCCCAACCGCCGATGTCCAGACGGGCCGACCGTTCCGCCAAACCAGCCCGGCTCAACAGGTTCTCGGTCTGGTCCCGATCCAACCCGACAGAAAGAAGGTCGTTTGCCAGTTCATCACGGGTCAGTTGGTTGAGGTCTTTCTCCCCAGCCGCGTGTTCCAAGATGTTCGATTCCTCGGCCGTCAACTGGCGTTTGGCTTCCTCCCACGTTGTGCGACCACCGAAGAACTCGTCGCTCAACAACTGGTTGACGGTCGGTTTGGCGGCCGTCATCTGCTGCGTGGCGAGGTTCTGACTCGCTGACAGGCCGGCCACTTCTAGTCCCGTTTTGGCCTGCACCGCCCCGGTCGCGCGATCAAGGAGTTGCTGCGTAATCGCAGAAACGGTGGCCCGCGAAGCGTAATCAGTCGGGTCTAAAGCCGGTACGAGGGGTGCGTTTGGGATCGGGTTGGCGGGGTCGGAACCCGGGTCGTAACCGGGGTATGACCCGTCGGGGGCCTGTCCACCCGGATTACTCGGCGAGCCGACAATAGGCGGGGAGGCGAACTGGGTGGTTTTGATTCCCATTAGTAGTCGCCGCCCCACAGCCAGCCGGGAACGTGGTTACCACTAACTTGGATGAAGTCGCCCTGATCGGTCCACCGTCGAGTCTGGTCGATCATCTCGTTGATTGAATCCATGTAGATAGCGCGGGATTCCTGCCAGCGTGGGTCACGGTCTTTGCGTAACGCAACAAACTCGACGTAGTACTCGATTAGATCCTCGTAACCGGACGGCACCGGCACCGTTGAACCCGCTGCCGAACCGTCCGTAGCAAGGTCAGTTGGGGTCTTGTAGAAAAACATCTTCAACTTCCCGGCCTCGGAGGGTGTCGGGTAGATGACGATTTTCAACGTAGGTGGATAACCCCACATCGTGTAGAAGGTTGGGTAGCCCTTAGCGGTGGTCTGTGATGCCCACCACACCGCATCCATCGAGTTGAAGTCGCGGTACTCCAACGGGTACACGTTGCTGGAAGCAGTCGGACTCCACTCAACCCTGTGCACCCGAAGGTAGTCCCCGTCAAGGTTGTATTCCTGCACGTTCGGGTCGACGTTGATAAGCGCCGTCGCCTGCAACGACTCGGTACGGCGCGCAACGTCGCGGGCCGCTTCGTTGATCCAAGCCCGCAGTTCAGTATCAGACCACTGGCCGGAAGTCGTCTCGTCGAGTTTGCTGCGGATGTTAGTGAGGTAGGTACTCTGGTACGCCATACTGGGATGTTACCAGCCTTCGGATTTGCGGTCACCGGCAAGTACCGGTGCCTGCCACACTACTCCGTTCTTAGGTACCGTCACCCACAACGCCTGCTGAGGCGCCTCAAAACTGAAGTTGGAAGTAGCGGCGTACTCGTCCCACCCTTTGAGACTCCCGTTGACTATCAGTCCGTTGGATGCCGCCTGTATCAGCGTGTGCCAATGACCGACGACCATGATGTCGAACGGGGAGCCCATTGACTCGTAGTTCTGCAACTTGCGGGCGCGCATACGGAGAAGGGGGGGCCAGAGTCCGCCGATCCCTGAACCCCCCCTCGCCTGATCCCCGTGCGTCAACAGGAAGGTTGTGTCATGCACGGGGACGATTGCGTCTGTGGACTCAGGGATCTGGAAGGTGATCCTTTCGTCCGCCTTGAGTAGCAACGCCAACTGGTGGGCGAGAAACCAGTCGAAGTTGTCGCGTGCCCGTAGTTTCGCACGAGGCTTATGGGTGCGTCTACTGTGGTTGCCGACCACACACGGAACATGGACCTTGCCGAACTCCTCCGCCAGCATAGAAATGCCGGACGCCAACCGTTCCGACCAGAACAACAACGAACCCAGCATCGTGTCCTCGTTGGTTTCTGTGAGTTCCTCATGGATGTCGCCGCTGAAGATGTCTCCTCCGAGGAACAACACGATGCCGTCGTACTCCAGCCCTGACAGGTAGTCACGGGTCAGGACAACTGTCTTGTCGAAGTAGCGGTTCAACCGTTTGACTGCGATCTCACGGTTGTAGGCATTGACGTAGTTCATCTCCTCCGGCTTGACCACCTCGTCGAAATGGGTGTCGGACAAGATCGTGCAGATGGTCCCTACATCTTTCTTGGTTTTCTTCTTACCATTTCGGGACGTAAGCCATTTCGGTACAGACGACAGTTTCGTGTTGAGGTTACGGAACACCTCCAACTCTTTACCCACGGAAAGAAGTTCCGTCTCAGCCCTAGATAGGGCCGCCTTCGCCATGTCCCGCTCAGCCCGTAGCCTCGCCACCGAAGTGGCGGTAACGAACTCAGCGAGGTCAGACTGGTCCGTTGCGTCGGAGGTACTCAATCTTGGATTCCGTCGCTTCCGTGTACCCCAGTGTGTGCAACCACCGGGTGATCGTGCGGGCACCTACGCTGGGTTGGTTGAAAATCTCCTCCTTGATTTCAGCCGGAAGCGACGTTTCAGCCCACGCATGTTTCGGCCGGCCGCCATGCTGTTCGACGTACTCGGCTAACCCCAACTTAGAGGCCATCCGGCACCTTCGGGTCCCACATTGCCTTCCACACAGGAACACTCACCCTTCCGTCAACCGGTAGAAGCACCGCTCGTTGCAACTGTTTGACAGCGTTCGCTGTCTTTCGTCCAAACTTGCCGTCCGCCTTGCCACACCAGAAGTCAATGGCGTTCAACCGCTTCTGGACAACCTCAACCGACGTACCCCGTGATCCCCTCACCAACGGGCACAACCCGATCTCACGTTCAACACTTTGGAGGAATGCGATTATGCCAGCCCAGTCCAGAACCGGTTTCTTCTTCTTGTCCGTGAACGATTCACACGGGAACCAACCACCGGCGTCGCGGGGCTGGAAATGCCACCACTCGCCCCGCACCGTCGGCCGTATCCCGTATTCGTTAGCGACACCGGTAATGGCGGGGATCGACCCACCGCGAGTCGTGATACGGAAATCAACGGCGTACGAGTACCCGTCGGGTTGTTCCTGATGGAAGGACCCTCTGAAGTACCCGTCTGGGCGCTGCCAGTCAGGATTGGCGGCGAGGTTCCCCTTGCCGGCACGGTACTTGTCGTACAGTCGTTTCTGGTCTGCGTACGACCGGCACCCGGACAGCACCACGACCCTGCCGTCGACCCTGCCGTCGAGAAAGAACGCCTCTAGCCGCTCCGTGAACCTTGGGTGGAGTAACGAGAGGTCTACATGGCTGCCGGTTGTTGGGATCATAGATTGTTACAACACGCTATTCGCCGTGGTCCATCCACTGGTCTTTGCGGTTGTTCACAATCATCTTAGCAGCCTCGTACTCGTACACGCAGTCAACGAGGTTTCCGTTCTCAAAGACTCCGTAACGAGAGGTAGACATGCCTGCCCCAATCGGCACCGATACTCGTTTGATTTCGTAGTCAACTATCATGCACCAAAGCGTAGCCTACGGCCACGCTCAGGACAATCCCCCACGCCTAATCTCGACCAGACCTGTAATAGTGATGCACAACTTGGCCGATACTGACTGAAGCCCCCGCAGCATGTAGCCCTCCTCCATTACCAGTCGCAACGAGTCATGGATCGTGGTCGTGTTCGCAGTCACCGACACGTCGTAGAACAGCGCGTTACTGACGGCGACCGACCCACCCTTGGGAACCAAGTGCATCCGAAAGGTGCGAGCCGAACTGTCCGTGTTGGCAACAACAATCTGGAGTACTTCGCTCCTAGCGCCCGGAAGGTTCGGGGACGTGTAGAGCAAAGTGTCGCTAGTACCCGGATTGCCTTGGTAGAAGACCTTGCGGACAGTCTCCCGAGGAGGGCTGACCGACCGGGTGTCGTACTGGTACTGAGCGGTGTTTTCCGGCATGGTCTACCAGTTGTCGTCGTACCATTCGTCGCACCAACTCCTAGTGCGACAAGCCTGCTCGTTCATGTCGGTACGCCACCACAGATCACCCAGTTCCCAACCGATCTCCTCAAGTCGTTCGTTCAACTCAGCAACCTCGTTGGTCAACGCCGCCACATCTGCGGCCATCAACTCAACCATCACGGATGTAGCAAAGTTGCGGGAGTCTGCGACTCGAGCCAACCGCAGGTTCTCCAACGAAGTAGCGTTCGTGTCGATGCCTTCTTCGATGGCATCCAACCGGGCCAGCACCGCGCTATCGGTACCAGTGTTCTGTTCGATAACCGCGACAGATCGTTCCAACCCCGTGATCCGGTTGGCGACCTGCGCTGCGTTCCAAGTGATAACGGCACTAAACGTGACCACACCGAGGATCAACCCGAGGGTTACCTTGGAGATTCTTACCTGCTTGAGGTCATCGACTACATCGTTAGACATCCCGCCATCCTAGTGTCACAGCCGCACCTCATCCCCGGCACACATCGCATACGGGCCATCGGCGTCAACATAATGGACGAACAGTTGAACGTGGAACGCATCAGTGGGTCCGGTCATCGGTTCCCGCCAATGCTCTACTTCACACCCCCGGTAGACGGCCATCTCGCCGGGCTGTTGGACGATCTTCTCGCCTTCGATGAACAGCGGCCATGTCTCGTCCTGATTCGTGCCGATCAGCAGGGTCGCTGACACCTCACAGGCTGGGCGGTCCTTGTGCTTCTCCAAGATCGCGCCCGGTCGGTAGACCCGAAAGTAGGTGTAGGTCGGGAGCAGGGTGAGTCCGGTGACTTCCTCCATGCGGGGCCACAGGCGGGCGTGGAGGAACTGCATGATGGGGTCTTTGTAGGTGGCGTGCATCCCCGGCGACTGCTCGTCGCCACTGTCGGGGGTGATCGATTCCCGCCACAGGGCGTAGCGGATCACGAAGTCCAGATCAGCGGCGTCGATCTCCGACTTGGCTTCCTCGTATCGGATACCGGGGTTGAGCCGCCATTTGGCCCAGCCAGTCATGTCTGTGGGAGGAAGCCGTAGAAGACGTTGAAGACGTAGCGGTCCACCATCGCGGGAAGCGACCGGTGGGCGTACATCCATGCCGCCGGGAAGACCGCCGCCCGACCCTCCACCGGAGGAACCTTCACGCCCTGTTCAGGGAACTCCAACTCGCCGCCGTCGGGCACCGTGTTGAGGAACATCCCGAACGTAAGGTGCCGGTGCGACAGGTTCGGCCAGCCCCAATCGGAGTGGACGGCGTGGTACGCCTCGCCGGGCTTGTACCGCAGGATGTTGTAGCCCTCAGCGAACCCGAACTTCGGAACCGACCCGGCGTGCTTGCGTTCCGTGACGTAATGGTCAAGGCACTCCTGAGCGAACGCGAGAATCGGCTCATGCTCCACCGGAGGTGACTCGGCATGATACCGCAACTGGTCGGAGTCCCGCGAGTAGAGGTCCATCCCTGCCGTGGTGAGCGACTGGTTCCACCGGGTGGACCGGTTCGCGTTGAAGATCGCCTCTGGGCAGCAGGTCGTTTCGGTCATCTGGTACTGACAGATGAACGTATCCAGCCAGACGGGTGTCGCGGTGGTCGTGACGGTCGCGGTGTCGATCACTCGGCTGTCTCCCATGCGGTCGTTTCCTCGTTCCAAACGTACTCGTTGCCGTCGTTGGGCGGCATCGACGGCGGGACGTAAGACGGGAACACGGTAACCGTCCCGTCAGGGAGGGTGACCTCATGGTCGGGCGTCCAAGTCCACGACGGGAGGTCCGGCTCCTCAACCCATGTCTGGGTGTTTTCTTTCCAGACGTACTGCCGTCCAAGCGCGTAGTCGTCGGGGGGATCGACCGGGACCTGCCACTGGTAGTCGTCGTCCAGCGTCCACGACGGGTAGGGCTGCGGGTCGTAGAACCTCGCGCCGTCGTACCAGTCTGCGATCCCGGTGAAGCGGCCTCGGATCTTCCCGTTGTATGAGGTCTGGACCCATTCGCCGTCCAGCATCGACTGGATGAACGCGATCCCAACGGCCTCGGATTCAAGGTTGTCGTTATCTCGGCAGTCGGCGTCATCGACACGGATGACACGGATGACGGTCGCCGGGTTCTCCGAGGTGGGGTCGGCGTGGCTGATCTCAGCGAAGTGCGCCATCAGACCTTGTACCGGACGATGACGACACCCGACCCTCCAGATCCGAAGGATTGAGGGACGCCGCCCCCGCCACCGCCGCCGGTGTTCGCAGTACCATTGGTGCCCGTAGATTGGGGCGCTACCCCCGGGTACACGGAACCAGACGGC